TTGGATTCCGTCAGATGCTTGGGATGCACTGCTACTTAAGGATAGAGAAATCATTCCTGGAGAAGATGTTATCTTGGCCTTTGATGGTGCTTTTTCAAACGACTCTACTGCTATAATTGCCTGGTACTTAGGTGGAGAAAAGCCACACTTAAAGATAGTAGGCTTATGGGAACTACCAGAGGTAGACCCAGATCCACTTTGGTCAGTGCCAATTGCAGAGGTTGAGAAGACTATTGTTGATACTTATAGAGATCCAAATATAAGCGTCAGAGAAGTTACTTTTGATCCTGCTCGTTGGTCAAGAACATTTATGTTACTTGATGAGGAAGGTATGCCTGTCATATCTTATCCTAACTCAGCAGAGCGTATGGTTCCAGCCACACAGAAATTTTACGAGGCAGTTATGAATCAATCATTTACACATGATGGTGATGAAAGACTTGCCAGACATATATCTAACACAGTTACCAAGACTTCTTCAAGAGGTCTAATGGTAGCAAAGGCTACAAATAAGCGTAAGATTGACGCTGCTGTAGCAGCAATATTTGGCTATGATCGTGCAACAGCACCAAAGCCACCTAAACAACCTGTAGCAAGGTTTCATTCAATATAGGAGCATAATGAAAAAACTAAAGATAGACTGGCCAGTAATAACAGAAGTGACTGGTGTAGGTCTTGCAACATATGGACTTTTCCTAATCTTTCCACCAGTTAGTTTTATAGCATTAGGCTTATTTTTAGTTTATATTACGGAAAAGGAGTAATCGTGGCAATCGCAGGCATATACAACTTTACTCTTGATCAAGGCTCTACATGGACACTACAAATAGTTTACAATAATCCTTCTGGAACACCAATCAACTTGACTGGCTACACAGCAGAGATGCAGATTCGTCGTAAGTTTGATTCTGAGAACCCTGTATTGACTCTATCAACTTCAAACGGTGGCATTACAATTGTGCCATTGACAGGAACATTAAATTTAATAGCAACAGACGAGCAAGCAGATATTGATCCAGGTCTTTATGTTTATGACTTAGAATTAAATATTGGTGGAGTTAGAACTCGTTTAATTCAAGGAACAGTCACAGTTAGTGGAGAGGTTACAAGATAATGACTTCAATTTCAAATCAAGTAGTAGTCAATGAAACAAACAACATTGTAACCGTCACTGCACCTGGCCCACAAGGTGGTACTGGCCCTGCTGGTGCCACAGGAGCAACTGGAGCCACAGGCTCAACTGGTCCTCAAGGAGTCACAGGAGATGTAGGTCCTACTGGAGTTACTGGAGACACAGGCTCTACTGGACCAACAGGCCCTCAAGGTGTTACTGGCGATACTGGACCAACTGGTCCACAAGGCGTAACTGGAAACACAGGATCAACTGGACCTACAGGAAGTACAGGAAGTACAGGGCCTGCAGGAGCAACAGGTGTTACAGGTGTTACAGGACCCATTGGAGCGACTGGTGTTACTGGCCCTCAAGGTGTTACAGGTGATGTAGGACCTACTGGAGTTACAGGAGCAGTTGGAGCAACAGGATCAACTGGACCCGTTGGTGTAACTGGAGATACAGGTGCCACAGGAGCCACTGGCTCTACAGGTCCAATTGGTGTAACTGGGGCTACTGGACCTACTGGTGTCACAGGTGCGACGGGACCAACAGGAGCAGATGGTGGATCATCTAACTACTATGACTACCAAGCAGACACTTCAACAACAACTGGAGATCCTGGTAATGGACATATTATTTGGAACAATGCAACACAAGTTTCTGCAACACAAATCAATATTAGCCATATAAATCAAGATGGTGCTGATATTGATATCTTCTTGGCATTACTCAAGACAAACGATATTATAGTTTTGCAAGACAAGAGTCTTTCTGGTAATTATCAGAAGTGGACTGTTTCTGCAACACCAACTGCACAAGTAAATTATTGGGAAGTTCCAGTAACTTTGATTACATCAGCAGGAACTGGTACTACTAACTTTGCAAATAATCATCAGTTGATTCTTGCAATAACAGCAGCAGGAGTTGTTGGACCAACTGGCCCAACTGGTGCTACAGGAGCCACAGGCCCTCAAGGAGTAACTGGCGATACTGGTCCTACAGGAGCAACAGGAAGTACTGGTCCAATTGGCGCAACAGGGGCTACTGGTCCTCAAGGCGTAACTGGTGATGTTGGTGCAACTGGTGTTACAGGTCCCGTTGGTGCCACAGGTGCTACTGGGCCACAAGGCGTAACTGGAGATACTGGGCCTACTGGCGTTACTGGTGTGACTGGAGATACTGGCCCAACTGGTCCTACAGGTGTCACTGGTGATGTTGGAGCGACAGGTGCAACTGGAGCAACTGGTGTTACTGGTGCTACAGGCCCAGATTTTGCGGGATACGATAGAGTAATTTATGTATCACAAACAGATGGAAGCGATTCAACTGGAAACGGTGATCTAACAAAGCCAGTAGCAACACTTACATATGCATTATCACTTGTAACTTCTACAAAAAATACAGTTATAGTTTATCCAGGTACATATACAGAAAGCGTTACTCTACCATCATTTAATGGAATTAATATATCTGGAGTTACTTTTGAAAATGTTGCAAATAGTCAAGTTTATATTCAAGGAACAATAACTATACCAACTGCTGCAACATTTGCAGTCCTAAATTCATTAATTATTGATACTGTTGATGTTACAGGAACTGCTAATGTCTGGATGAACAATTGTAGTGTTCAACTTGCAACTAATAAATCCTCAAGTGGTTTCTTATTTGTTAAGGGTGCAAGAAATAATACTGCTTCTACAATATCAGTCACAGGTTCTGGACAAACTCGTTTTGATGAGTGTGCTTTTGTAGGTATTCCTACAATTAACAATGCTGCTTCTATAGTTACTTTTAGAAACTGTGCAAGCATTGGCACTGTTATTAATACAACTGGTAACTTATTCCTTGTTGATTCTTCAGTATTTTCTGCTGCTACATATCCAGTTTCTTCTGCTGGTGGACAACTTGCAATGTTTAATACTCAAGCATTTAATGCAATAGGAACTGTAACACAGCCAATTTCAGTATCTGGTGGAACATATTCAATAATTAACTGTCCAATTAACTTTGATACTTCTGTATTTACTGGTGCAACTAATTTAAATATACCTACAACATTTGGTGCTATTAGATCAACTGGTCAATTAACTGCTAATCTTGGCACCACTGGTGGAGGAATTTTCTTAAGCAAGGGATTAAATCCAAACTTAGCAGCAAATCTTGCTCTTGGATCCTTTACTACACTTAATTCTACTACAACTGGACAAGGAAACATTGCAATTGGAAATGGTGCACTTGCAGCCAATACCACAGGTAATACAAATCTTGCTATTGGTGAAGAGGCACTTCTTTCCAATACTACAATAAATAACACTGTTGCAATTGGTTATAGAGCATTAAGAGCACAAACAACTGGTTCTGGAAATATTGCCATTGGTCCAAATGCTTTGCGTCTTACAACATCAGGTACAAATATGGTTGCCTTTGGTGCTAATGCTTTAGAAAATCTTGTAACTGGTTCTGGAAATATTGCAATTGGAGCAAATGCACTTTTAAACTTTGATGGTGGCAATGGTAATACAGCAATTGGTAACTCTGGTCAGGTATCAAACTTTAGTGGAGCATTTAACACCAGCGTTGGTGGTGGAGCACTAATTAATATTATTGCTGGTACAGGAAATACTGGAATTGCACAAGGAGCATTACAACAACTTACAGATACAATAGCATCAACTGGAGCAATTACTGGTGGTAGTGGCTATACTGACGGTACTTATACAAATGTTCAGTTAACACCTAATCACTCTATTTCTCTTCCTCCAGGAAACCTTACTGCAGATCTTACAGTATCAGGTGGAGTAGTAACAGCATGTACTATTGTTCTTGGCAGAGGTGTTAGAAATGGAGCAAATCTTACAATTCTTGCTTCTGCTGCACCTGCAGGACTATTAACTGGTGCAGGATTTAGCATTCCTGTAACAGGAGTTAATGTTTCTTCGTTTAATACTGCAGTAGGAAGAAACGCAGGAAGAAATGGGTTCCAATCAAGCCAAAGTACTTATATTGGATTTGAAGCAGGATCAAATGCTGCAGGACAGAGACAAGTATTTATTGGTCACCAAGCAGGGCAAAATGAAACTAACTCTGACAGACTGTACATCTCTAATACAAATACTGCAACTCCTTTGATATTTGGTGTATTTGATCCAGCAGGTGGATTTACTGGAAGAGCAAGAATTAACGGCTCTTTGGAATTAACTTCACAGCCTCCTGCATCTGCATCTGCAACAGGAATTCAAGGAACAATTACTTGGGATGCAGATTATATCTATATATGCACTGCTACAAATACCTGGAAGCGAGTAGGCATAGCAACATGGTAAAATTAACTAAGGGAAAAGGGTAATTAAATGAGTCTATCTAAAAGACTAAGAGCATCTGGTGAAGCCAGAGATATGAATAGTCAGTACATACTTCCATTGATTCCACCTCGTCCTTTGTTTGGTGTAGCCAATACAGGTACCTATGTTGACACAGAGTCTGCTATTCGTACATCTACCGTTTATTCATGCGTAAGATTGCTTGGAGATACTATTGCTTCATTGCCAATGGGTGCATATGTACGCAGAGGGCGTAATCGTCTTTCATATGCATCAGTTTATGGCTATACTCCAGAATGGGTAAACAAGCCAAATCCAGAAACAACAAGATTAGAATTTATTGAGCAAGTAATTACTTCTCTACACCTACATGGTAATGCATTTATTTTGACAGTACGAGATGATAATGATGAAGTAACAGAACTATATGTATTAAACCCAAATGAGATTAGAATTGAAAGACTTGCTCCAGGTGAGCCACTTATTTACAGAGTCAAGGATACAGAAAAAGGTATCTTTGATAAGATTTTAACAAGCAAAGAACTTCTACATATTCCTCTATTTAGAATGCCAGGATCATATTATGGCTTAAGCCCAATTGGTGCTTGCCGTATGTCTGTTGGTATTGCACAAGCATCTGACACATATGCTGCTTCATATTTTGGTAACGCATCAAATCCTGGTGGAGTTATTGAAGTTGCAGGAGAATTAAACGCAGAACAAGCAGGAGATATTGCTCGTAACTGGCAAGAATCACATGCTGGACCATACATGTCTGGTAAAGTTGGTATTCTTTCTGGTGGTGCTGCATTTAAGCCTCTTCAACTAAACGCTGCAGACGCACAACTCATAGAGGTCAGAAGATTCAATGTGGAAGATATCGCAAGAATATTCCGTGTCCCACTAAGCCTATTAGGTCATCCTACACAAGGTGCCATGTCTTATGCATCTGTTGAAGCACAAAACCTATCATTTGTGCAACACTCACTACGCCCACTATTAGAGCGTTTGGAACAAGCATTATCTCCACTACTTCCTGAGTCAGATGGATTTATTAGATTTAACCTTGATGCACTTTTGCGAGGCACAACA